GTCTTATCAGCACAAAATTGGCCGTCCTACGAAAGATACAAGCTCATTTCCATGTATTTATGGCGGTAGACAAATCTTTCAGACAAGAACCTTCTACAGTGTGTATAAGAGGTCCTCCCGGTATATACAAGACTGAGCTTAGTGCTCAGCTAATAGATATCGTACTTAGAATCTCTTTGAGCAAAGACGAAGTTGACAAATCAGAACGGCACAACCTTGTGTATGAACGTAAGTCTACTCAAGAGTTCTGGAACAATTATCCGCCTACATGTGAAGTTATCACTATTGACGATTTCGGTCAGCAAAGAGAAGCAGTAGGTTCGACAACTAGTTGTTACTTAGATTTAATTTATATTTACAACACAGCACCTTTTATGTTAAACTGTGCTGGTTTAGAAGAAAAAGGAAATGTTTTCTGTAACGCCAAGTGGGTTATTATGACCACTAACGTGTTAGATTTTAAGCCTTATTCTTTAGTAGATAAGCGTGCCATTGATCGTCGTATAGACTTCATGGTTGAGCCTGTGCCTAAGCCTGAATATGCTATGCCTGGTGATATCAACGTTCTGGATCCCACAACCATTAAAACGGAGACGGAAGGAGTCTTGGATGTAACCTTAGACAAATTCAATTTCTTTGTTTCTCGAAATGGAAAAAAGGATAAAGTCCTTTACACGTTTGAGCAATTCGTCAGTACCCTTCATGATTTACACACCACAAAAACAAAGCGTTTTGTACAAAATGCCAAGCGCCGCGCCAAAATGGTTGACCTAGTTAAGCAACAACTTAAACACCGTGACGATATGGAGAAAGAACACAATGACTATGTTAAAAATCATTCTGCGAAATTCCCTGAGAAGTCGTTTACTTTTATGCAAGCTAGTTTCGATAGCGAAATCGAAGAGCCTTTGGTAGATGGCTATGTACCTCCACTAAAAGACTTCGACGTATTTGATGCATTAGACAGAGCCTTTATGGAAAGTATGGAGAATATTAATGAACCCTTA